TTTACAAATAGTCCAGGATATTCTTCACCTCCAAATAATACCTTTCCCTCCCACTCATTATTGAACTTCCTTTTATCATAACCTCTTCCTCCAGCATCAATAATCCTCTGTATATCTTCAGCGATTAAATATTCGACATCTCTAACTCTCTTTTCATCAGCAAGAACTATTCTCCCTCCTCCCTTAGCTAGCTTTATATTAAATCCTTTAACATCATTATAATTTCCTCCACGATAAGTCTTTAAAAACTGTATGGTATTCCTTGACTTAGCAACAATACCTCTATATAAAGAACTATTTGCTTCACTAAAATTATAATTCATTAATGCTTTACCATTAAATGGATTTAAACCTTCTATTGAAGTTCTATCTTGAACAGCTTTTACTGAAGGGGCATTACCAGCCTTGCTATCCCAAAACCTTAATATATCTGAAGGCGTATCCCACCAATAATTTATCTTATCTAAATCGAAATCCATTTCAAGCCTAAACCATCCATCAGCATGATTAATTCTTGCCGCGTTCCCAGTTAGATCACCAAATCCTTTCAAACCAACAATAACTTTATCAGATGATCGAGTTGTAGGAGTTCTATGAGCAACTAATGCTATTTCATATCTCTTCCCTTCTATACCATCATTGAAAGCTTCAACTGACTTATAAAGGTCATTAAGAGTAATAGCTCTTTTACCATCTAATAATTGCTGAATCTCTTTTGATAACTTATCAGCTTTAACTATATTATCTTTAGATGTATAATTATGCTCAATGAATCTTATTCTTTCAGGAGCAACCAACTTACCTTTATTCGTAGCATCTATTTCTATCTGCCCATATGTCCATACATCTCTTGATTCAATATCAGCAGCATTACCTGTCCTTTCTCTATTAATCCATTCAGTTTTAAATAATGTATTTCTTAAATGATTTGGTGTACCATAATCACTAAAATCAGGGACAACAATACTTTGGCTGCCATGTTCATTACGAGGTGTTAAAAGATTTCTTTTATCAATAAGCTGGCTTTTTATTTGATTTCTTGCTGTTCTTTTGAATGGTATATAATCTGATGGCCCTCCATGTCTTACCCACCTCTCAAATAATGCCATCTGATCAGTATCAACATCTAATTCATCAAAGCTTACCATAAGTTTTGTAGCTAATTCTGATGTTTTACCATCTCCAAATATTTGATTAGCCTCTGTTATAAAATCTCTTACTCCTCTTTCAAGCTGCCATTTATAAAAAGACTGATTTAATCCAGATGTATCTAAATCATTAGCTACTTGCAAAGGAAGTGTTGATGACTTCTTAGGCTTTACAGCACTTGCTATAGAAAATGTATCAATAGGTAAATTAATAATCTTATCAGCACCTGCTTTATGAGATATTAAATCAGACATAGAATCAAAGTCTTTCATATATATTACTTTTTCAGAAGCACCATCAGAAGCTTTTTCTCCTGTAACATCAGTACCAGACATCTTATTTGCAGAATCCATTATAACCATATCAATCTTATGTCTTTCTAAATAATTATCCCATGTCCTATCCGTTATCCAAGCTGTCTTATCTAAGAATACAGAATTCTCACTTGATGAAGATGCCCCAACGGCTTTAACATGCTCTACATTACTATCGTGTAATCCAAATAGAAATTTGACAGCATTCATTCTATCTCTTGTAACAATATTAACACTATCAAACCTGCTTACATCACCTAATCCACCTGGCATACTAAGGTTTTCAGTATTAAAATCATTTAATCCTAATTCACCTTTAGCATCTGTCCTATATGCTTCAGATTCAGCATTGATCTGCTTACTTAATGATTGGAATAAAGATGATATCATAGGAGGAGGGTTTTTGGGATCAGGGCTTTCATCTCCTAATACATGGGCCTTCCAACCTTTCTTAGATAATTTATTTAATTCAGTTTTAATAGATTTCTTATCTCCAATTACATCTTCGCCTAGGAATCTAAATAATTTATTATTTTTAGAATCAAGTCTCTCAAGAAGGTCAATAGCATCATTTACATACTCTTCTGTAATTTTTTTAGATGACCTATTAGAAAGCAACTTCATATATCTTAATTGCTTCTTAGCAAATAACTCAGCGTTATTCCAATTCTCATTACTAACAGATTCCCAATATTCCCTGCCTTGAGCCTTGTCACCAAAGATATTATTAAGCATCATTGTCATATCTTCACTTACTCTTTGATGATTTGATTCTCCCCTTTTATATTCATATTGGTTAGTTTGTTCATTTAATTGAACTGAAACTCTTCTCCAATCTTTATATGATGATACAGCATCAGGGCTCATATAATCACCAAGTTCTTTAATTCTTTTATCTACAATAGTTATAAACTCATTAGCTATCCTATCCATTGCTAAATATTTATTAGACTCAATACCATAAGGTATTCCAATTCCATCTTTCATATTACTAACAAAAGCAACAGCATAAGGCTGTCTTCCAAGAGACTGACCTAAATCATTAAATATTTCAGTAGTGCTACCAGTACCTACTCTAGCAACAGCTGGTCGATTAGCTATTATACTAAAGAACTCACTTTTTGTTTTATGGTCAACACTATCAAGAGCTATATCATACTCTCTACCAGACTTTTTATATTTGGTATCAATGAGTGTAAACTCACCAACAATATCTTTAACTATATCATGCAAATCATTTCTTTGGAATGATGATGTTGAATATCTAGGGTTAGCATCATACAATGCTTTAATTCTATTTACAGTAACACTATTCTTTAGTTGCGAATAGACCATAAGAGTTTCATGTATAAACTTCTCATGCTTATCTCTATATTGTTTTAAACCCCATTTCTCTTGAGTAACCTTTTCACCACCATGAACTAATTTAGCTCCACTTTTTCTCATGAATTCATAAAAGTTAAATGGATTCTTCATTACCTCAGTATCACCACCAATCATAATACCTAATGTAGTCCCTGGCGTTGCCTTCAACCCTATATTATATCTGGAAATATATTTATTAAGACCAATAGTAAGCTGAGTATCTACTGGGTATCTACTTTGACTATCAACTCTGTCCTTTTCCCACATTACTTTTAAATCTCTATCACTATTGAATACTTGGAATATCATATTCAACTGTTTCTCAACATCTCTTATTCTTTCAATAAGATTCTGATCTGTATCTTCAAACTTAAATTTATTCTCAGCTCTATCGAATAACTTACCTTCTACCAATGTTTTTAAAGCAAGTGAAGCTGATGAAGGACTGGTTAAATACAAATTATGTATATTTGTCATCAATGAACGTACACTATTATGCTCTGTTGTATTCTTATTAAAACCAGACTTACCAACTCTGATCCAATCAGTTGTAGCATCGAAAAGCTCTTCATGTGATAACTTTGCTGATGATTCTTTTAGTAAATCTAATGTCATTTTAAGTTCACCTAAGAACGCAGCTGATATATGTGCCTCACCTTGAGGAGTTTGGTCAAGATGTATAAATCCACCTTTCTTACCTGATTCTCTTATAAAAGGATATAAATGTTGATTTAATCCTTCATGCATATCAGCAATGAATTCACCTATAGACATATTAGATTGCTCAGCTGCTACTGATAGTTGCTTTAAATACTTCATTTGTCCAGATACTTCAAGGACTTGATGAAAAAGAGCAGGGTCAGATTTTAATAACTTAGCCATAGCAATATTATCTTCTACATTCTCAACTTCTTTTTTATTATCTTTGAGCCAGTCCATCATCCTAGTAAGATTATTATCTATAACACCTTTTATATTCAGCATTGTCATTTGAGGTGATACAACTTTTTGGTCAATAAGGTATTTTACTATACGCCTATCAACGCCATCTAAAGGAACAGCTTTTCCTTCAGGTGATGACTTTTGAAAATTAGAAATACTTCTGTCTAATGTATAATCAGCAATCTGATTTACTAAGTCATTCTTAGCATCACCAGAAGGCATTGTAAAAATAGGCATTGATTTATCTACAAGCTTCATTAAATCACGGACATCTTTAAGTGTTGGACCATATTTACCTGTCTTTATTACCTTTTCTCTACCAGTTTTCCTACTTAAATCATTTCTTAGCACAGACAGCATCTTATTAACAAAATTATATTCTCTTGGGTAATCACCACTATCAGCAATCTTACTGCCTTTCATTATATCAACACTATCCGCTGTCTCACCTAATACGTTGAATACCTTAGGTATTAAATTTTGAATCGCAGTGTAATCAGCACTGTCAAATATCTCATTTTTATTATTAGCCTCAACATTAAGGTCTTGTATAGCTCTCCAATGTTGCCTTGCTGCCTTTTTATTCAATACAAGATTTGTCCAATCAGATATCATTTTATCACCAACTCTCATCCATCTTTCAGTTGGTATTGTATCAGGTGAATTTTCAAGTATCATTTCAGTAAGAGTTCTATCATGCTTATCCATAATACCAGGCTCTATCAATTTGCCTTCTTTATATTTACCAAATATAGCATCAATCATTTTCTGATTAAGTCTTATAGGGTCTCCTTGATGGGAGTAATAAGGACTAACAGTTCTCATTAAAAATGATTCTGGGTGTATTGTATCATGGATACGCTTAGGGAAAATAAGTGTACTGTCTTCAAAATCTAATGGTTGGAGCACTTGTCTATTATCAACTCTAAAATCATCTATATCATACTTTTGATAATCTTTATTACCTTCAAGTATTTTATGTATTTCATTATATATATCAATAACAGACTCTTTAGCCACTTCTCTATATCTAATAGCTTGATTTTCAGAAGAACCTAATACTATATCATATAAATCTTTCTGTGATTCAACACCTCTTCTACCAGTAGGTCTTAATTCTTCTAATGCATCAAATTCAATTTCATTTAAATCTTTCTTTACTTGCTTTAACTCAGCAGGTGTTAATTCATATGCTTCTTTAATCTCATACTCTGTATCTTTAGGTTTAAGATTATTCATTTCAAGTATAGCTGCGTAAGTTGAGTATATCTCATCGCTAAACGTATCTTCTACATTTACTTCTTTTTCTACCTCTTTACCATCCTCAGTAACTTTTACTTTCTGTTTAGCAGCTTTCCTTTCTCTTGTTACTCTATTACCTTCAGCATCCTCACTAGCATACTTCTCTACAACAATCCCATTTTTCTCAGCTATTTCTATAAGCTTCTGCATGTCCCTGCTTGTTTCATCTACTCCTGTAAATCCACGTCTAATAGCTGTGTGTTCATTAAATAAAGCTCTATAAAGAGCAGCGTCTACAGCAGTATTTGTTTGGTTAAGCCATGTATCTACTTCACCAAGTTCTTCAGTATATGTATATGGTCTATCATCAAATAAATGTTCTATTTTACCAGTTTTTTTATTAACATATTCAAAAGGCTTACCTTTCTTTGTCATAAACATACCAAGAGCAACATTGAATATGATATCTTCTAATGGATATCCATCTTGAGACATCATTTCTATACCAGTCCAATTAAATGCTAATGCACCAGCCAACATTCTACCTGAACTACCAATTAAATCACCAGGAATCTCTTTTAGAAACTTAGGATACCAACTCTTATACAATGCTGTTTCAATATCCATTAATGCATCTTTTACAGTCTTAGCACCTTTTTTTGTTTTAACTAATTTATCTATATCTGTTTTACTATTAATAGGAATTTTATATGACTTTCCTTTAACTTGCTCAACTGTTTTCCTGAGACTACTCATTGATTTCTTTTTCATGCTAAACATACGCTTAGCTTCTTCACCAAGGAATAATCTGTCTGCTTCATCAGTAACCCTATAAGAATTATACCTACGTCTTGTCTGTAATGTTTTAGTAATCCTGTTCCAAGCAGGTCTTAGAATACCATAATCACTACCACCCGGGATGAATCTTATCATACCAAGAGCTGAACCTAATACAAATGAATGAGCAAGAGTTCCTCCAAAATCAAAATCTACTTCATCATTTGCAAGTGAATTCATAAAATTCAAAGGCAATTCAACTGCCGAGAATAAGATTGATTCTTCTAATGCATGAGCAGCTAAGTTTCCAAGCTTACCATTTCCCATATGACCAGCTAATACTTGATGCATTTGAGTCATTGGGAATTTAAATGTGGACCCAGCATCATCTATAACGGTACCTAACTTTTTAGCAAGATCATCACCTAATGTTCCAGCAATTCTAGCAGCATCATCAGCTGCATACCCTGCATCTTCAAATGTTTTTCTTAATATTCTTGGTGTATTATCATTAAAATTCTTAGCGAAGTTCATTCTATTCTTAGCTGTCCTAGCAAACATTGCTTCGCCTTCCCTTGTTCCTAGGCCCAATAATGTATCTTTTCTATCTTGAACAAGACTTGATAAGAAATCATCAATACCTTGCTTACCACCTTCTACTTCACCATTTCTTACTTTCTTGTTGACCCATCCCATAAACTCTTTATCTTTACGCATCATCTTAACAGCATCATCAGAATAAGATTGTGCAAACTTTTTAACACCAGATGAAGCAAATGCCTTAGCTCCTAAATTTAGAGCAGTCCTAATTTTACTCATTGGAGCTATAAAACCAACAGCTCCGCCAATACCAGTAGCTACTCTCTCTCCAAATGTTTTAGGTTCCATTGCTGCTGCAAAATCATCAGAGATAGACC